ATTCAAACATATTAGGAGCAAAGGTCATAACTGGAACACTTAAAGATGATGTTATGGTGGCTGATTTTACAACAGGTTTAGAATCTGGCGTAGGAGCTGAAACAAATGCTTTTCAGGCTAATGATTTGATAGGTGTGACAATGACAAATTCGCAAGATTTAGCAGGTACCGCAAACTACATAATAACAATGGTTTTTGAATTAGATTTTAATTCTTACGAGGATCTAGTTTAAAAAAAGATCAATAATATTAATAGTATAATAATTTGATAATTAAAATAAATTTTTTAAATTTGTAATATGCCTTTATTAACCGATAGATATAAAAATAAATCACAAACTAGATCCTCTGTAATTGAGGATAAAATAAAAAAAGAAGGCAATAGACCTATTGCAGGTGATCATGTTCAAACAACTCAAATTGATCATTTAGACAATCTTCAAAAAATTAAAGCTACTCATATTGATATAGTTAAAAGGACCTATAATACTATTAAAGGAGTTAAATTAATAACTCCTAATGTAGTTATTAGAGCTTTTAGTTTAGATAAAAAAGAAGGATTAGAGGGTGTTTTATTTTCACATTATGATGTTGCTACAGAATTAGATGTTACATTATCTTTAGTCTGGAGTCAAGGAGATCCTTCTGAATTAACTATACCAGTTACAAATGGAGTCATTGAAACAACTGAAGTAATAGGTGGTTCTGTTTTTAGAATAATAACAATTACAATACCTAATAGTAGTTCCTTTATGTTACCTAAAGAATTAATAAGTCATTTTGAATTTATAAATAAAAAAATAAATTTCTATGTTACTTCCAGCTTAACAGGTGTAGAAATGACTATATTTACAAAATAATGGAAAAACCCACAGATAAATATAATGTACCTATTTGGCTTTCAGATTGGACATTAACAGATGGTAGAGGTAAAATTCATCATGTTTATAATGTGGTAGTCAAAGGTTTAAATGAAGATGATATAATAAATAATTTAGATATTGTTAATAAAGTGGTTAATAAATTAAAAAGAGGTCGTAAAAAAGTGACACTTAAAGCGACTAGCTTAGTGCTCAAGAGCCAACACGGTTATGGTGTAGGTTAGAACTAAAACTTTTTAATCATGTCTTTAAACCAAAAAATAAAAGAATATCTTTTAAAAAATCCATCCAAATTACGTAGCGATTACGCTAAAACAGCAGAATTATTTAATACTAATTACGAGCAAATCAGAAGTATAGCTCGAAGAATTAGAAAAACAATAGGAGATATAACTAATGATCCAGAACAAGAATCTATAGATATCTCTAATAATAAAGATGGCAAGGTAGTTAATGTAGAAAAGTCTACTAGAATAAAATCTATAGATGATCTAATTGAAGCTGCTAATATTAATACTAATGAATGGGATTTAGAAAAGTTTGATATAGGTACTTATGAGGTAACAGGTTTTGATGTGAATAATAACCCCACTACAGTTACTATGTATAGAATGAAAGCATGGTTTAAGCCTGTTAAGAAAAATCTTAATCTTGATTTATTAGCAAAAGAACTAAAAGAAGACTTAAAAGATTTATCCCCTTTAATTAAAAGAAAGGAATATGATAGAGATAAAAAAGATAAATATCTTTTAGAGATATCTGCTTTTGATTTACACTTAGGTAAGATTGGTATTAAAGGAGATGATTATAATTTAACTATAGCTTCTAATAGATTGGTTGATGCTGTAGAGCACTTACTATATAGATCTCAAGGATACCATATAGATAAGATATTATTTATAGTAGGTCAAGATCTTTTAAATTCAGATGGAGACTATCCATTCCCTTCCACTACAAAAGGGACTCCTCAAGCTAATACAGATTATGGTATAGATATGTATAGAACAGCTAGAAAGCTTCTTATAAGGGTTATTAACTATCTCTCTGAAGTTGCCCCTGTTCATGTTATGGTTATACCAGGAAATCACGATAGAGAGTCTGTAATGCATTTAGGCGATATGTTAGAGTTGTATTATGAGAATAATAAAAATATTAAAGTAGACAATTCTGATTGTCAAATGAAAATGTTAGTATATGGTAAGAATATGGTTATTTCTGATCACGGGGATGGGCCTAAAGCAGCAAACCTACCTGGGATTATATCTCAAAGGTATAAAAATGCATGGTCTAATGTTGATTACATTGAGGTTCATAGAGGTCATTACCATACGAACAAGGCGGTGAAACTACAAGCTATTGAAGAGCTTAACGGTATTACTGTTAGAAATCTATCATCTATGTCTGCTACAGATTTCTGGCACGATAGTAAAGGTTTTATTGGTAATATTAAGAAAGCCCAAGCATTCCTTTATCATAGGGTAAACGGATTGCAAGGGATTCTTAATTTTAATGTATCTATAGATTAGATTCTAAAAAAGATATTAATTCTTCTTTATTTAAAAGCTTTCTAGGGTTAGATCCTTTAAGATATTCTTGTGGGTCATAAACTTGCTTAACTTCTTTTATCTTACCTTTAGAATCTGTTTTAACAAACCATCTTATACTTGGATCTATGGTTACTCTTTTAAGATGTTCTTTATAATTTGTCATTGTTTTTTATTTAATTCGTCAATATAATTATTTAAATTATTATTTTCTCTTTCAGTTATCCTGCTTTCAATATAACTTATTAGTAAAATAACACATAATACAAATGCTGAAAAGCATGCTATTAATGTTAAAGCATTCATAGTCTTACTTTACTCTTAACTATACTGTTTATAGCTCCATAAGAGAAATTAGTATCTCTTTGTATTTCCTTTAATGTATAGTCTTTTCCTATAAGTTCCCAAACCTTCTCTTTATCAGAGAGGGTAAGGTGCCTAAGTTGCTTTCTTCTTCTTTTTCTATATAAATGTCCTACTTCCATGATTATTATTTTTAATTAAACTTAGTCTTCTATTTCACTTAAAACACATTCTGTTGTTAGAATCATACCTGCCACTGATGCTGCATTCTCTAGCGCTACCCGAACTACCTTAGCTGGATCAATTACTCCTGCTTTTATTAGATCTTCATATTCTTCAGTTTTAGCATTAAAACCAAAATTATAAATTGATCTTTCATTTTTAATATGAGAAATGATAACACTAGCATCTAAACCAGCATTCTCTAACATACATCTTAAAGGAGCTTCTGTTGCTTTTATTAGTATATTAACACCTAGAATTTCATCTTCGTTATATACAAAGTCTTCAGTCTCTTGAACAGCTCTAAGTAATGCAATACCACCTCCAGGAACAATTCCTTCCTCCATAGCAGCTTTTGTAGCAGCAAGCGCATCGTCTACCCTACCTTTCTTTTCTTTCATTTCAAGTTCAGATGTAGCTCCTACATAAAGAACAGCAACACCTCCTGACATTTTAGCGATACGAGATTGTAGTTTCTCAGCAGCATAATCATTGACAGCATCAATCTGTTCATTTAGTTGAGATATTCTAGACTTAACATCTTTCTTAGATCCAGCCCCACCCATAATAATAGTTCCATCTCTATCTGTTATAATCTTATCACAAGATCCCATCATATCTAACGTAGCATCTTCTAATGATAATCCTTTATCTTTAGATATAAGAGTTCCATTAGTAAGTATTGCTAAATCTTCTAGGATTTCGTTTCTATCTTCTCCAAATCCAGGAGCTTTAATAGCACACACATTAATTACTCCACTCATATTATTCATAACTAAATTAGATAGAGCTTCTCCATCTACATCTTCAGCTATAATCATAAGAGCAGCCCTTTCTTTAGACACCTCTTCTAATATAGGTATAAGATTATTCATAGTTGATATTTTACCATCATATAAAAGTATATAAGGGTTAAGCATCTCAACAGATAGCTTAGAGGGATTGTTTACAAAATGAGGGGATAAGTATCCTCTGTCAATTTGCATTCCTTCAATAAGCTCCACGCTTGTCTCAATACCTTTAGCTTCTTCTACAGTAATAACTCCCTCTGATTTAACCTTTTTCATAGCCGCAGCAATCAAAGACCCAATAGTAGAATCATTATTTGCTGATATAGTAGCAATCTGCTCTATTAAATTATAATTATTTCCTACCTTTTTAGAAGAGTCTTTAATTTTAGATACTAGATTTTCAACAGCCTTATCAATACCTCTTTTTAAATCTAAAGGATTAGCCCCAGCCGTTACATTCTTAATACCTTCAGAAACTATTGCTTGAGCCAACACTGTAGCTGTAGTAGTCCCATCACCAGCAGAATCATTAGTATTATTAGCTACTTCCTTCACCATTTGAGCACCCATGTTTTCAATAGGATCTTTCAATACTATTTCTTTTGCTACAGATACCCCATCTTTAGTTATGTATGGTGCCCCGTAGGATCTCTGTATGACAACATTTCTTCCTTTTGGACCTAATGTTACCTTAACTGCTTCAGATAGCTTATCTACCCCTCTTTTTAATGCATCTCTTGCATCAATGTTAAATGTTATTTCTTTTGCCATTTTTTATTTGTTATTTAATAATTGCTAATATATCGTGTTCTTTTAACATAAGAAAGGTTTCTTTGTTATATTTTAATTCTTGCCCTCCATAAATAGTAAACATAACTTTATCTCCTTCTTTAATAGTTTTTATTTCCTCACTAACTGCAATTACCGTACCTTCATTTGGCTTGTCAGGTGATCCAACTATAATCCCTGATGCTGTTTTTGTTTCTGCTTCTTTTTGTTGAACGATTAGATTATTACCTAATGGTTGTAGATTTGTTTTCTTCATATTTATTTAATTTAGTTATTAGTGTCTTGGTCCTGTATCTGGAGATAAGCCTCCACTTCTTGTTTTACCATTATATTGATCTTTCGTATCATTTCGTTCCATATCCGCCTTTTTCCAAGCTTCAATTTTTCTTTCTATTTTATTTGCTATATACATTACAAGAAAACCTATTAGGATCAGTATTGGTATTATTATACATATTGCTTTCATATCTATTGTTTTAGTTCTTTAGTTATTTCATATCCAGGTTGTTCATCACCAGGATCTGATATTATTATTTCCATTTGTTTTATGTTTAACGTATCAGGGAGGCGACCAAACCCCCCTTCTACTACTCTAGGTTTAAATAAACGCTTTTGTAGGTCTTACCCTATATTTATTAATATTAGTCCTTAGAGTGTTTTTTTAATACTTCATGATATTCAGACACAGCTTTAGAAACAGTTTGTTCATGACATCCTATCTCTTTAGCTATCTTCTGTATTGTATAATTATTATTAGATACATACATGACTATAGATTTTATTATCATCTTCCCACGACCATGAAATTCTTTTAAGACTTGATCTACTGTTAAGTTAACTACTGGCACAATACCTTCCATTAACTTTTTACTAGTCTTTTCAGTTTTACCTGTTTGCTTAAAATATTCTCCTAAGTCAAAATCCACTGGCCCATTATCTTCTTTCCATTTTTTATCTAAAAGCATCTTATCTCCAATATATTTGTAATCACTAGACATTAAAGTGTTTTCTCTATAAGAGTTGCATATCCTATAATATCAGTCCAACTATCTTTATAGTTTGAGTCTCCATTTATTATCCTTGCTATTTTACTGAAGATCATTTCTAATGATTCCATTTGTGATTCATCCATGTTTTTCCAGCCTTTATTCTGCTTAGCAGCATCTTTAAATATTTGGGTTAAATGAGATTGATCTTTCCAATCTCCATAAGTTTCTTTTCTTGAACCAAGAATATTTTCTATAGTAGGACTAGGTGTATTTCTATTTTTCTCATGGTAATGCTCGCTATGTTTTATCATTAGTCTAATTTAGTTTTAAAGTGATCAATTATTTTATTCATTTGTCTTTTGTAGAATGTATCAAAATCTACATACTCCATTTGTCCTGAGTCTCCATTTAATTGTTTAGGTTGTGTTTTCTCCCATAATCTAAACATAACCCCTCTCATTCTTTGAGATGGTGTCTTCTCTTTAAATTCAGCACTTATTGTAGCAGATTCAACAGCATCAATTTGCTCTTGTGATATTTTTTGAGTGGAAACCAGGATGTACCCTGGCTTCTTTCTCAATCTCATTATTGCTGATTCAGTATCGTCTGATAACTCTGGCGTTCCTAATATAACTCTTAAAGAATTATCTGCCATTGTTGATACTTTATCAATACCTCCTTCAAATACTACGCTATTTTTCATATTATATTTCATTTGTCATTATGTGAATCATTCTTTCTGAATCTTTATCAAGATAATCATATCCTTGTCCTGGCCAATAATCATTCTTCATACAGTAGTTATATATTTCTAGCTCTTGATTATACATATATCTACCATCCTCTATCATGTCTTGACCTATCTGTATTACATTCATGTTAAATGGTGGTGATTTTTCTATAGCTATAATATAAAACTCATCAGCACCAATAGCATCCATATAGAAGGCAGCTTGTTTATGATACCTATACTTTAATATAGATCTCTTGAATCCATTATAAGAAGCATCCTGTGTGGTTTTTAAGTCGATAATTATATTAGCCTTTTCCTTATAACAATCCAACATTCCTTTACAGTCTATATCGTGAGTTTCATTGTGCCATGTTATAATCTTCTCTTTCTCTCCTCCACTTAATAGTTTTTTAATAGTAGGATCTTTCATTAACTTCATGGTCATCTGCTCAATCATTTCAAATTCAGCTTCTGTTATACAAGTCTTAAAGAAATTCTTCTTTACAAATTCAGCGTATTCAGCCTTACCTATTTTAGTTCTTTTATCGAACTTAGGTGATACTGCATAGTTCTTATTAAATTCTTCTGGCTGTAATACATTCATATGTAATGCAGACCCGAATTTCATTGCAGGTGTGGCTAATTGCGGATTATCCATTCTAAACCTAAAGTATTCAGGAGATTGTCCTGATAAGTTATTCAACATACTGTTAGAGACATATTCAGAACTCTGGTAGTAGTCGTTGTGTGTGAGTTTATTCTTAAGTAATTTCATTATTGATATAAGGCACTAAAGCCCCTCCGAAGAAGGGCCATAATGCAACAAAACAAAAAACAATACCGTTATGTAAACGGAGAGAAAGTTCTACATAATGTAGTAACTACTCTGTTGCTCCCTCAGCTTCCTCTGTTTCTTGTGTTGTCCCCTCTTTAGTTTGTTCGTCTAATTCCTTCATTCTAATTAAAATATTAGCTGCTTCAGGAATATTCATACAGTAAGAAAATAAACTATTTCTAAATTCTTTAATGTCTTCTTTAGTATCGTTACCATTGAAGTCTTTATGAACCCATGTTAATAATGCTACCTCATGTGCATGTAAAGCTTCAGATAAAGCTTTTAGTGTATCACTAACTTCTTTCTCTACCTTGTATTTAACACCCATGATGTTAATCTTTTCTTTTTTTGATTTTGTTGTTGTCTTTGTCATTTATTTATTATTAATTTAAAACTCTAATTTCTACTCCAGGATTCTCTTTATTATATTCATACTCTTCAAATGAAGGCATTATAAATTCACAATTATCATCTTCTATCCAATCGTATTTAACCATTAAATCTTGCACTGTTTGGCAGGGATTTATATAGTCAAACTTTCTTTTACTTTTCCTAAAGAACTTAAAACTAACTTTATATGGTGGAATCTTTCCTTTTAATAGCTTTAAGAATTCTTTTTTATTATTAACCCAATCTTCTTTTGAGTCTTTAATGTAATTCATTGTTGTTTTTGAATGGATTAAATATTTACCTGTCCATCTTTTTCCATTTTTAGATGATGGAACATTTCCAAATATAAATATTTTATTCATTATACAAATATAATAATTTTTAATAAAGGGGTTTTTACACCCCCTTATCTAGTAGAGTTTAAAATGGCATATCCTCATCATCACCATTTTGGCTCATTGATGTCATACTTTCATTGGTTATTGAATTATTAGCATCAGCCCAAACTTTATGTTTCTTTGCAAAATCAATTCTATCGTCTGTTGGAAGTACTTGGTTCATGTCATTGTTATATGTACATTTACCACCTTCTTTAGCAGACCATCTATATCCTACAGAAGTTCTGATAACAGGTTCTCCTGATTCTCTCATTATAGTTACATATTCTTGAGATGTAAATGAAACCATTAGTTTTTTACCTATAGCTTCATTCATTGCGTTACTATCATCTGAGAAGTCTTGTACTCCACAATTAACTAAGAAATCTTTTAATTGTTTGATTTTCCAATCTTTAGATGATGGTTTATCCGTTTCTTTAACAGCCCAAAATCTACATCTTCCAACCTTTCCTGCTGACGTTACATTGAAATCTATAAAAGGACTTCCTGTATAGTTGTCTAATTGATCTGATGTTTTAATTCCTGTTACTTCGCATAACTGAGCTCCTGGGGTTATGAATTCTAATCTTTCACCCTTTGCGGATCCTGTTGTTGTGACATTTAAGTCGAATGGTAATACTTTCATTATTTAGTTTTTGTTTTAGCTTCTTTCGTAAGCTTCCAATTAATATATTTTGTTAATGTTGCCCCGTCAAAGATTATCTTATTCTTTTCTGGTGCGTAAGGATATTCCTTACCATTTGTATGTTGCTTTGCTTGTAATGTTTGAATTGGTAATCTATATAAGAATCTTCCTATACCCCAATTCACACAAGCTCTTTTAAAGGCATCTGATACATGTCCTTTATCTTTTTCTACATTAGATTCAGAACCAGTATCTGATTTCCATATCCATTGATCATTATAGAATATCCCTACTTTACAAAATAATAGTCCATTCTCTTCGTAGTATATTGTTTGCCAGTTTTCTGGACCACAAACATCATCTAATAAGTCTTGTGCATCTCTAGCGTCTATATATGCCACGCAAGTAGTCTTACCATATTTTGTTGATTGAACCCTCCATTTGAATGGAAGTTCATCTTTTAATTTATTTAACTTCATTTTTATTGTTTTTATTCTTTTTTATCTTTTTCACTGCAATAACGGCTACAACGAATTTTACAAATCTTCTTATCATAACAGGTCTACCTTTTAAGATAAGAGTAATAGCTATCTCTTTAAATGTTAATAGTAAAACCTCCTTAACAAGAGCTTTGTCAATACCTAAATCATGTGCTATTTCTGAAATAACATCTTTTATCTTTGATATTTTTTTATTATTTTGTCCCATTTCAAGGGCAAATATACATAATTATTCTTTAGTTCCAAATAATTGATCAGCTAAATAAATAGGCACAACAATCATAATCCCAATAAATAAGGATAATATAACTGGTGCAGCCATAAATATAAAGACGCCAATAGCGGTTACTGAAAGAATAGGATACTTAGCTAGTAATCTAAACTTTTTCATAATCTTCAAATTTTGTTAATTCACTAATAAATCTAAGTGTTACTTCTCCGACACCTATATTTCTACCTTTTGCAAATATGATAGTTGCAATTCCTTTTGCGTCATTGCCATAATCATCATATTTTAATCCGTAGTATTCTGGCCTATATAATAACATTACTATATCTGCCGCTTGTTCTATCTCTCCTGATTCTCTTAAATCAGATAATGTAGGCTTGCAATTATTTCGCATACCTACACCTCTGTTTAATTGACTTAAGGCTATGATAGTGATATTGAGTTCTTTAGCTAGATTTTTTAACTTTCTAGCGACCTTACTCACTTCTTGTTCTCTTGATAATCCTTTTGAAGAATATGATACTAACTGAAGATAGTCTACCATAACGAGTTTAACACCCTTCTCTTTAACGTATTGTTTTATTCTATACACTAGATACCTTAAGGAGGTTATGTTGCACTCGTCTACATTAAGAGGTATATTTTCCAATACTGTTGTAGCGTCATGTATTCTCTTAAGCTCATCATCATTGATGGTTCCGTTAGCTATGTAATTATTACTAATTCCAGACTCTACAGAAACTAATCTCTTTAAGAGTTGATTACTACTCATCTCATAAGAGAACACAACAGTAGGGGTATTTCCATATTTAGCTGCATTATATGCTAATGCTAAAGCAAAGCTGGTTTTTCCCATAGAAGATGCCCCTCCTACTATTATTAAATCTGTTTCTTGCCATCCTCCTGTGAATTTATCAATATCTTTAAATCCTGTTGGAGTACCCATAAGGCCATTAGTATTCATTCTTACCTCCACATCTTTAAGCATTATCAATAATTGCTTTTTAAGGTCGGCTAAATCTTCTCCTCTAGTTAATGATATTTTAGAGATCTGTTTTTCTATACCTCCTATGATCATCTCAAGTTCTTCTCTATTCGTTAATTGATTATTAACGTCTGAAACTATACCAAATAAGATTCTTTTTTGAAATTCTTCAGATAATACGGCTATACAAGTACTTGCTTCTGTAAACGAATAAGCTTCTTCTGTAATTTGTGATAATTGAAGAACAACATTTTCTCCTTTTATTAACTTACCTAATGTTAAGATATCTACAGTTTCTCCTCTATCTCTTAGCGTTGTCATTGCTAAGAACACAGATTTGTGAAAGGGAATATTAAATAAATCTTCATGAATTAGATTAAGATATTTATCATATATTTTAGAGTCAACAATGATTTTACCTAATAAGGCTTGTTCTATATCGTAATTATCCATAATGTTTAATTTTTTGGGGTAACAAATATATCATTTATTATAATGATATTACCTTATTTATGATTAACATTAAATACAGATAATACTTCCATATAAGCATCCATCTTACCTATCCTATATTCTGCGGAATCATTACCTCTATTATCTTGAGAATCTTTAAGTCCTTTTTCTAATATAGCCATAATAGTTGTTATTATATCCATATTATTCATCGTACTTTCTTTTTGCGTCTGCTCTTTCTTCTTCATGATTTTCTTTTTTTAATTCTTGATATTCATTTAATTCTATTAGCTCATCAAACCATTCTTCACATTCATCGCACTCATATCCTTCTGATTCAGTGTGCTCTTTACAATCATAACATAATCCTGATTCTGATATTTCTGCACCACAGCAATAGCTGTCAGTGGCTGTTTCATATTTCTCCCCACAGCAAGGGCTTACATAATTATCCATTATATTACTGGTATTGTATCTAAGGATTCAAATGTTGTTGTCATAGCCCCACCATCATTACCCTCGTCATCCATCATTGGAATTATCCAGTGATCATTATCTAATTGAATAGTTATAGGTCGTTTATACCACATCATTTTTTCAGCATGAACACCTGTCATATACTCTACTTTAGTAATTGTTTTACCAACTAAATTTTTAGCAATTAATTCTGTCCAATATTGTTCTACTGGTTTTCCTTCAATTTTATATCCCATAATTATTTATTTAAATTAATAGTTTTTATTTCTTCTTCTGTTTCTATCCAAACTTTAGCACCACAACTAAGTGGTTTATTAGGTCTGTATATTACTTTCGCAGCAATTAAGCCGTCCTTTCCATATATCTCAACTTCATGAGCGTACTCATTTGTCTTATACGTTTTACAAGTTAATACAGGATTATTTTCTCCTGTCTTTGAATTTTTCTTAATTACATGCTGATTAACATGGATTACTGTTTTCATAAAATCTTATTTTATTTAGATAAGAGTAATAGGGGGACTAAGCCCCCTTTATTACATTAATAATTTAATAAGAAATTATAAGCTTTCTCATTCATTTTAGATCCGCTTCCAATGATAACAGATTCTTGCCTTCCATGTTCTCTGTTAGGTGCAGATTTCATATGTGTAGTGTATTTAGTTACACCATTAAATAAACCCCACTTAGTTAATCCTACCCTAGAAGTTTCAGTGATTATACAATCTTGGATATCATTATATATATTAAGAGATCTTGTAGAGAAGTTATCCTCAATTTCTTTAGGAGTCATAGCTCTATCAATCTTAGTAAGATTAAATAACATTTCATCAATAGCGTCTCTGCCAATTGACTGACCACTAAAGTGTTGTAGCTCTGCAATCTTTTCCTCCTCTCCAGAGAAGTTAATTATTGCTGGCAATTCTTTAACCTTATTCTGAATAGATTCAGTATGTCTGTACCCAGAGAACGCATTAGAGTTCAACCAACCAAATTGGTTTTGACAGAATATAACTGTATTCATAAATCCGAATTTAAGACTAGAGCTTCCATCATGACTATTAATAGCGTAGATATATTGCTCTGTTTCTTGTCCTCCGATTATTACAGTGTTATTGTGTTTCTTCATCTGTATTAATACCTTTCTCCCTCCATTGATCGGTATTGCTCTTATTATTTCAAGTTCATTTTGACCAGCAATCTCTTGCATGGTTTCTATAATACTTGAATTTTGTGTAGGTGTGTATCCTTCCTTTACGGTTGCAAACACCTCTCCAGTATCTTCTCTTACTATTCCATAGTAATCTGTTGAGTGTAGTCCATTATTAGCGCCAGGAACACATTCTCCTGCGTATATTAATGGTACTTTATTTACATTCCAGTTAAGTCCGTTTTGTTCTAAAATTTGTTGTGTATTATCCATAATTTTTATTGATTTATTTTTATATTATTTTTCATAATATTTATTTTAGTTAATAATTGCTTTGGTGTTCCATGAAAGATTTCTGTTGCACCGCTTTCATATCCTATTTCATATACTGTTAAGTGTATTTGATTGTCTTCTTCTGATATTTCATATAGATATTCTTCTCC